GTTCACCGACGTTTATACTACCAGCCATAATTGTTCCTTACTTCTTTTTAGCTGTTGCTTTAACTGCTGCTGCTCTAAGTTTTGGAAATTCATCTTTAATTTCTTTTGGTGTTGCAGTTGGATTAGCAGCTATGAACTCATTTGCTCTAGCTTGTAAAGCTTTTGCATTTGAACCCTTAGCTGCGGCCACTTGGTTGGCAAGCATTTGAACTGCTTTTGATTTAGTTACTGCTGGTGTTCCACCTGTATTTGCTGCTCCACCTGTATTTGCACCACCATCTGTGGTAGTATCCACTACTGGTGGTGTGTATTCCAATGCACCACTACCTGTAACTGAAGCAATAGCATCTTGGAGAGCTTGGTCACGCGCAATAGCATTTGCTTGCAATTGAATCTTAGCAGCATTGTATTGGTCTTGTATTGTTTGTAGTCCTTGTAATTGTGCAGTGGTAAGTGTTCCTTCTTGCGCGGCCTTACGTGCAGTAAGTTGTGCACCTGCTAATCTCTGTGCCATTGCTTGTTCATTTAATCTTGATTGCTGTGCTTGTGTTGAAGTTGCAGCAAGAACCGTTAGAAGGTTATTATAATTAGCTGCTCCACCCTGTGCTGCTGCAGTTGCCGCTTGCAATCCAGGCTCTACTCTTCCTGCTTCTACACCACGCGATGCCATATACTCAGCAAGGTCATTTGCTGCTGGTGCTGCTGTTGCACGTGGTGCTGTAGCAAAAGCATTCTGTGGTGCACCTTCTAAGTATGATTTAAGTGCGTCAAAACCTTCAGTAGTTAAAGTTTGTGCTTGACCATATTGTGTTCCAAGATTTTTAAGCAGTCTTTCGTACTCAGTATTAACGTAACCTTCACGTTGTGCTCTTTGTTCTTCTAAACTTCTAGCTAACTCTGGATTTATTTCTCCACCAGTAAGTTGACCCTTTAAATATGTTAATTGATTTTCTGCTGCGGCTTTTTTTCTTGCCAATGCTGCAGCATCTAGTCCTGCTTGGTCTGTATACTTTAGTAGATCTAATGCATACTTGTTTGCTGCAGTTTCAGCTTCTGATGCACGTGCGGCACCCAATGCATCATAATAAGATTTAGGTGCGCCACCACTACCACTGCCGCTACCAGAACCTAATGCACCCCAGTCAATTCCACCACCTAAATCAAGACCACCTGCAGCTTCAGCAACTGCGGCTGCGATATCTATTGGTTCTGAGCCTGCTGCACCTGGAGCCATTGGAACAACTGGATTAGATGGAACATAACTACTTGTTGAACCTGGTGCCCCAGCCTTTGAGCCTGGACGTGCACCTGGAGGTGCTGGTTGGTACTTACTTATAACCATATTATCCTACCTTAATTCCAATAATGCTGCAGCATCAGCAGCTATTTGTCTTGACTTATTTGCTTCTAAATCTTTCAAAGCATTCTGATAACTTTCTTGACCTTGTGTTTCGGCCAAGTCATATCCCCTTTGCTGATTAGCTAGATCTGTTCTAGCATAGCCTAGCTGTCTAGCTCTTTCCGAAGCATAGTCACCCAATGCTTTATTATAAGCACCAGAGCGAACACCCATTCCATATAGTCCACGCTTGCCATAGTTAGCGGTCAGTCTTGGCACCTGTTTCTGTGTGCCAAAGGCTGCTTCTTCAATCTGGGTAATAGGGCGTTGACCAGCTGTTTCTGCCAGATAACGCCTATATGTATTGAGCGCCTGCTGTTGAGCAAAGGTTGTCTGTAGATTCCTTCTTTGCTGCTCATATATTGATGGGTCAAAAGCCATGTAAATTACCTCTTATTATAATGTAAAAAATTTTCCTATTACCATTTGCCTATTGGGCAGGTAGAGTGTTTTAACTTTACTTTCATCTTCATAAAACAACCACACTGTTTGCACTGGGTAGTTGATTTAATAAACTCTGGGCAGTCCATACATAAAGAATATCTAGTGCTTTCTTCCTCGTCACTAGCATACTCAGTGTTTGGGTTTAAGAAATCCCAGGGTCTTGTTACTCCTATCTTAGCCTTGTAATCCTTCCAAGCTGACATCTTGTTCCTCCGTTAATTTAAATTCTGTACCATCCCAAATCATACCTAATTGTAACATATTTACTTCTTCTTCTTTAACAGGAATAATTGTTGGGTTTGAATTCATGCCGGCAATTAAAGGTTCATGGTTTTTAGCCACTCCTAAAACGCCAGTAAATTCACCATCTACTACACATGCAAAAAAATCAAATTGACTCATTATATTCTCCTTCTATTATGGGAAGCATCTTCCAGCACCTGTATTATACCAGTCACCCCAAGCAGTAAATGATGGACAACTGCAACCCACACAGGCACCACCACAGCTTACTCCTGATACGGCAGATGCCCCACATCCACCAGTATAAAACACTCCATTGCGAGCTTGAGATACGCATGTATACTCAGGCCCTCTAGGGCAGTAGCATTGGCCTTGAGTAACCGATACACCTACGCAGCATGCACAACCAGGGGTTGCAACATAACCACAAAATCCTTCTATGAATCCTACTGGTGAAAGAAAGCTACCACAACTTCCATCAGCAAGTCTATAGTTTAATTGGGTACCAACGCATGCATTCTCTAAGAATGTTCCATACGGCGTACAAACAACTGGAGGAACATATCCACAGGCTGTGCTATTGGTAGCTAGTATTTCTTGATACGTGCCACCACTACCATCAGCACGTAGGTTAAAGAGAGTAAAACCACTGCATTGGTTTGCTGCAAGGAGTGTACCAGCTGGAGGAAAAACTGGTGGAGCAAACGGAGTAACAGCATTTGATGGAGCTGTAGATGCAGATTGAATTCCATAACTAGTTGTTCCAAATATTGTGAAGGTGTAAGCTACTCCATTTGTTAAACCTGGAACTTCAATTGGTGACCCCGCAGAACTTCCAGTAAGTCCACCTGGTGAAGAAACAGCAGTATAAGATATGCTTCCTTTACCAATATAGGATGGAGGTGTAAAGGTAATAACTGCACGTGTGTCTCCAGCCGTGGCTGTACCCATTACTGGATTACCTGGAGTATCACCTCCACCATCGATGAATCCAAGGATCGGCATTAGACGGCCAAGTCTCCTACTAGTACCCAAGTATCAGGCAGTGCTCTTTTAATTAAAGTTGCAGCTGTCCATATTCCACGTGTTTTAGTTCCAGGGTTACTATTTAATACTACTCCAGAGGTTGGAACAAATGTTATTTGTCCTGCGCCAGTTTGCATAACAGTAATCTGTGTTCCAAGAGGAAACGCTACAGAAGCATTAAGTGGAATAGTAACTGTAGCTGCAAGTGAACTACTAATTTCTATTAACTTACCATCATCTGACAATGCTAAGATATAGCTAGCAGCCTGTGAATTTATTGCTAAGTGATAAACAACATTGCCTTGAACTAAGGCACCATTGGTTGGAGTTGCAAGTCCAGTTACTGTTCCTATTGTAAGACTTGATGCAGTAGCTGCACCAATATTAGGTGTAGTTAAAGCTATTGATGCTTGAAGCTTAGCACTTGTAACGCCGGCGTCAGCAAGTTGTGATGTGCCAATAGCACCATTTGCAATGGTTGCTGTTCCAATTACTCCTGTCCCATAGTTTTGACCATTTTGTAATTGTGTAACAAAGTTTGCTATTTCTGTGTTGTTTGCGTTATGTTGTGCGGCAATTACTGGTTGCCCTACGTCAAACGTAAACGGAATATTGATTGGTATAGCCATTATTAAGTACTCCTAATTTTTCTTCTCTTGTATTTGTAAGCTATTGAATTCAATCCCCATTTTCTGCCTGGGAATTGGTCTTGATATGTTGTTTCATCTGGACCTAAGAATTGCAATTGTATTGCATAACCTCGTCCAAGTGGTGAAATACCTTTTCTTTTAAGTGCTGCTCCAGTTGTGCTAAATCCATATGTTGCATCATTGGGGTCTAGTGGTATGGGTGGCGGATCTGCTACATATACTTCACCAGGATTAGTTGCTGTAGAATATGTTGCACCGCCCGATGTTGGCGCTAAGAATATACTTCTTGTTCCACCAATTGGATTAGATTCATCATAGTTTTTGTAACGATTTAATCTAACTATTGTATCAGTACCTACATCTTTAAATACAAAATAAGGACGAATAAAAGTTTTTAACTGTGCATACGTTGCATCGCTAAACCAAGACGTAGTATAGTATGACGGAAATCTACCATTAAAACCTGCACCTGGTGCTATATCATCGGTAGTATTATTGTAATCATCTACATAATAAACATATGGGAAATCATCATCTTGACCTATCATTAAATAAAATGGTGTGTCGTCAGCTGTTCTCCAATCACAACCAGAAAGTAATGCAAAACCTTCTACACCTGCAGGTACTTCAGCTTCGAATGAAGGTGCAGTTTGAAACATTGAATAAGCACCATTAGGTCCAATCGTTGCATCGAATATTAAATTAACAGATGCATAATCTGGTGGTTGCCCTTGAGTACTTGGACGGTATGGTAATGATATCCAAACTCTTTGGCGTACAAATGATAATGTTATTTTATTAGTTGCAGTAGGATTAACTTCACCGTTAATAATGATTGGTCTTATGCGTTCAAAGATATCTTGTAGTCCATTGCGATTATAAAAAAACATTCCTTGCGGCCAGTCAAAGAAGTACACTCCACCGTTACCAGCAACAGCTTGCTGAGGCGTGTCAATGCCTAAGTTAGTTGAAACTTCTACAAGTTGGAATGAGTCAGCATCATAGCCCATAAGAAGATAAATAGCTTTTTGTTTAAATATCATAAGCTGACCATCAACTATTTGTATTCCACGGATGCCATCTCCACCAGCAATGATATCAATGTAGTCATCTTGGAACCAGTTCTCTGGTGAACTTTCATGTGACCAACGAAGTCTATTAGGATATGCAGATCCGTTCTCATAAGTATTAGCTACAAATAACTTATTAGCATGAGCAACTGTTAGTTCTGCGCGAGGCATATAACCACCAACTGGTAATTGATATGGCTGCCATGTCGGACCAGATGCAGCTAATGCAGTTGCGTATGTATCTCCTACAGTCCACTTATACATTTGAGTTGCATTTCTTCCAAGTGCAATATATAAAGTATCTTCCCATTGAGTAAATGATGCACCATTTGTAGAATAAACATTAAGTGGTGTTGATGATGCACTATTTAAATAACTGAAGTTGCCACCAGAAGAAATATAAACTCTTCCATTTATTGGTGTGGCCAAATCTTGCAGTCCAGTTGATAACATTATTTGTGGATTTGTTAAATATTTATAATTATAAAGTGTTTTAGGATTCCATGTCCCATCATGTGCTATTGCAGTACTATTCTTTGTTTGATAGCCGGCACGGGAAAACACACCACCACGTGGGTCAATCTCCACGTTAAGCATTCCTGGTGATTCATTAGTCTTTAACTGAAACTGGTCAGCACGAAAGTTAAGCCCACCAGTAAAGTTAAAAGCTTCTTGTACAATAATGTTAGCCATTATTTACCAAGCTGTTCCGAATGCAGGACCATTGCCTGCACCTGGGGACACCCTTATTCCTGGACTCGTAAACCCATAACCAGATCCGCTAAGTTGTAATCCACCAGAATAAATTATTGGTTGATTTTGGCTTGGTGCTGTCAAGTAATCTTGATAGTTCTTTAAGTTTGTAACAAACTGTTCTCTATAAACCCTTGACATTTCAGGGTCTTCTTGGAACTGATAGATACGTGACATTACATAGTTAATTAAGCATGCTTGCAATTCGTCATCTAAGTCTACAAACGCAGTACTGTTTGGATTATTTTGATTAGCATCAGATAGCCAGTTTAAGTTTGGTTGGCGGAATCCTCTGATTTGCAATAAGTATGTTTGGTTTGGGCGCGGCCATAGGTATATTGAATTTGAATACAAAGAGAAATAAGCTGGAATATTAACTTGGTTATTAGAACCTATCCAAATTCTTTCAGCTTGATGTTGACTAATGTAAATTAATTCAAGACCAAAACCAGCATACTCTTCCGTTCCTTGAATAGCAATAACGTTAGTTAATTCTTTAATACCAGGGATTGGTGTAGGAGGACTAGTAGTTTCATCTATATATCCTTCTAGGCTATATGGCACATCATAGTCTACAATGGTTACTGGTGCATATGAGTTTGTAACAGTAAATACTGGCTCATCACCAAATATCAATGGAGTTCCTTCGGTTACCGTAGTAACATAGTTTGCCTCAAACCAAGGCCAACGAGTTTCAGAGTCTACTATTGTTTGAAAACCTTCTTTAAGAAATTGCACTACCAGGTCTTGGCTGATGTCATCAGTGTTTTCGTTTGGACCAATTGACAGTTGAGAAAGGTTCTCAAGCAGTGATATTAAATTAAAACAATTTAAGCCACCTGTTGGATCTATTGCCATATTAAATTCCTATTCTTTAGACTTAGCTTCTTTTTCCATTCGCTTAAGATGACCGATGCAGAAGTCTGTCCCTTTAGCTTTGGGTGCGCGGCATCTTTCTTCTTTAAGATTAAAACCTATACATGTAGGCATTGCGGCAACATACTCAACACCAGAAGGTGGAGCAAGTTCAGTATTAGATTGCACATAGCTAGGCATGATACTTGCTACTTCTTGCCCAGCCTTTGGAGAATTGTACATCTCACACCCTGCTGGAACTTGACTTGTATATACTGGCTGTCTTGTCATATGTTTAATCCTTCGTTAATAATTTGTTCTCTATATACTATACAAAATTTTCCATTTAAAAGGAAATAGCTGGCACTAAGAGAGTTGCCCGAAGGATGACAACCTTTCAACTCTTAGCACCAGCTAAACCTATTTTAACTAGCCGAAGCTAATTAAATTATTATACGTCAGCTGACAAGTAGCCCTGACGTGCACGGTTGGAGCAGGTAAGCTGACCGTAGGCCAATACGATGGCGTAACGAGCATCTTTCTGCGCAACTGTACCCTGCTGGAATGGAGTGCTGGTAAACCAGTGACCATTCATACCAGTAAGCTTGAGGTACTTCGTATTGAGGAAGTACATTGAAGCGTTTGATACTTGGTTGCCCGGCATTGCCAAGTCGTAAACGACTGGGGTCTGCTTGAACATCAAGTTCTGGAATCCAGCATTTGCTTTTGCAACGTCCTGGTAACGTACGTTTGGTGTCAACAGAGACTCATACTTGCTGAACAATGGCTCAGTTGTTATGATGATATCTGGTGTGTCGTTACCCTTCGATGCGTTGTTGTAGGTGTTTGCCATGTTAACGAGGCTCAAAGTTGCACCTTGAATGCCTGCCTGAATGGTTGGGTTCCACCATGTGTTTGTTGCTGCATCGATGCCACCAATTTCAGTGTTCAACGAACCTGCGAATTCAAGTGGGTTTGTTACACCGTCGTTGGAGCTAAGGAGCTGGTCGTTGACGAGCTTCTTAATTGACATTTCTGCCTGCATGATTTTAGCATTCAACAACTTGATGATTGCTTCAGTTCCACGGTTCTTGGCTTCTTCGATACCGCTAATTGCAATGGATGCAGCAATCTGCTTCCAGTTGTAAATAGCAGCGGTGATGCCATCTTGTGGGGTCAGCAAGATGTTGTCGTAGTCAGCGTACGATGCAGCAGTTGTGTTTTCCTCATAGAGTACTGGCTCAACTATCTGGGTTCCGCCTTCTTCCATAACAACTCTTCCACCTGAATTCATGTGGTTCAAGAGCACGAGGTCCTTGAATATGTTGTCAACCAGCGTTGGCTGGTAGTTTTGTAATGTCGTAGAAAACAGTGCATTGTAATCTACTGCCTGCACGTTTGGTGAGGTCATGTTATTCTCCTTGTAATGTTAGTGTTTTGGTTAAAGCCCCAAGCCTTTTTTGGCTTGTTCAAAGGCTTCAAATACTGTTTTAGGTGCAGTAGTTGCGGCTGGATTCCCACCCTTAGAAGATGCGCCTGTGGAAACAATAGTTGCCGAACGCTTAGCTTGGACTCTAGCTTGCTCTTCTGCCAGTTTCTTGCTGGACTCCGAAGCTTTAGAATAAACTTTATCAAAAGCAATCTGTTTAAAGACTGACTCTAGATCTGTCATTCCTGTTGCTATAGCTTTTGCTACAACTTCATCTGGATTAAAATCTTCACCGTACTTACTCTGTAATTTATCGATAGTTTTAGTTAACTCATCCATAGCTTTTGATTGCTCGAAAGCTGCGATGCGTTGCTCTAACTGTCGCATTTGCTTTTCAGCTGGATCCAACCACTCCTCTTCTTCAGGAGTTGTTGTAACCGTTCCCACACCATAGTGCTGCTGTAAAGCCTGCAAGGTGCCTGCTGGGTCTTCTTGCAACGATTGTGCAAGAGTAGCAGCAAATTCAACTTGCTTTCTTTGTTCGCTAAGTTCCTGTGTCTTACGGGTATAATCCGCTTGACGTTGGTACCCAGCTAGAGCCTCCTCTAAAGGTACTACGATTTCTTCGCCATTGACTTGGAGTTTTACGGACTTTGCCGCAACCTCTGTGTAATCAAAAAAATCGGGCTCTTCTATTACGCCTGCTTCGCCTAATTCCTCGACTTGTCCATCTTCGACAATGGGGTCGATTACTTCAGTACTAGCACTAGCATCATTAATTATTTCTTCATTACTCATTTGGAATCCTATCCTTCTAATTGGTTGTTCCTATATATATGTAAAAAATTTTACATAATTCTTTTATTGTTGTGGCGGCTGTCCTTGTAACGCTGCCAAAATCTCAGGCGGTAGACCTTCTAGTCCTCCAGCTTGAGGTGCTTGTCCTTGTAACGCTGCCAGTATTTCTGGTGGTAATCCTTCCATTCCACCTTGTGCTGGTCCAGCTTGAGGTGCTCCACCTTGCAGTGCAGCTAATAATTCAGGAGGTAATCCACCTTGTTGAGGAGGAGGGCCACCTTGTCCGCCTTGTAAAGCAGCCATTAATTCAGGAGGTAGACCTTGTCCACCTTGTTCTGATTGCATTGCTGCCATATCATCTGGAGTCATACCTGGTGGTAAACCTTGTCCTTCTAACGCTGCCTGGTCAGGAGTCATTCCTTCTGGTGCTTGTTGTTCTGGACTTTGTAAAAATGCTCCTGCATTCTTTACTCCGAATCCAGTACTTAAAACATACTCAGCCAACTTAGGCAAGTTAACAAGTCCCGCTTGGGCAAACGGTTGCATTGCTGAAACTATCTGCATAGCCATATCTCTACGGAAAGCTTCATTACGTGGGGCTGTAGATCCAGCCTCAACATTAAAGTCAAACTCACCAGAAATATAATCTTTATCAAACGTTAACCATATAGGTGCGTTCTCACTGCCTACTATTCTTACAGTCTGCTCACCAGTTAGATACTGTTGGGCTAGCATTATAAGATTAGAAGCACATGCAGCTATGCAGTTCTCAATATCTATAAGCTTTTCAGCTACTCTAGCATTACCAGACTCAGCAATGATTGATGCTTCGCGGGCGGTTCTAGTTGTTTCTGGAATGATTCCACGCTGATACTCTGAGACACCTGACACACGGTCGATGTCTGCTTCAATTGACTCACTCATCTTATAGAATTCAGGTGGGTTAATATAAGCTGGCATTGCAGCTACTACGTTCTGTAGATTCTCATTACCTTTAACTGGAACCAATACGTTGTCATCATCTGATGCCAAAGCCTGACGGCCAGCATCATCGAATGCTGATTCGCTAAACAGATACTTACGGGAGAAGCGCTTTCTATGGTTCATCATCTGTGTACGAGTTTCATTTAATTCGTACTGCAGTGGTTCAATTGCTTCAAGTTCACCCATTGGATAAAAGAATCCAGGAATCTCATAGTTGCGCAACATGATAAAAGGATGGCCAAATACGTATGGCATCTTTACTGGCTTAACTAGGAACTTGTCACCAGTGTCTGAGAATATGCACATCTCACCAGTATCAACATTGTAATACTCATAGATATTGCACATAGCTTCTTCTGTGTCATAGTTATAATCATAAGCATTAGTAGCTAGGAAGTCCGCTGCTCCTGTATTAATAGCTGGTCCTACGTTTTGTCTTGCTGTGTAATCATAACGTTCATCATTCTTAACATCTTTTAATGTGCGGCGACTTTTCTGTGCAATCCAACGCAGGTCATTCATATCTGTTGCATAAGGATCTACATACATGTTAAATGGGTCAACGCGCTCTAAGAATGGGCGGTCTTCTCTAATTACGAATGTTGATTCAACATCACCTGTTGGTGGATTCTCTCTACTTGCAGCTTCATCAGCAGTGTCTTGAATATCATCAAGCTTTGCTTCTTCAACAAAACGATAACCAGTTTTAACCCAACCATGACCAATAATTAAATAGTCTTTTGCTGCTCTTTGAAACTCTGGCTGACAACCATAATGCTGCCACCAATAGTTAATGATTGATTCAGTTACTACAGCTTTGTCACCATCTTCTGGTCTACGCGGGTTAACATTAATCTTTGGACGACCAATAGCAATTGCAGGAGCTAGAGTATTAATAGTTGAGAATGCAACGTTAACAAGTAATCTGTCACCAACGCCAGCACCACGGTAATGTCTACCGCGATACAAGTTTATTAAACGTTGCCAGAGTTGAATATAATTTTGCTGCTCTAATACTTTTTGTGCTAAATTAATTTTCTGTCTATACTGACTTAATTTATCTGAGTTACTTTGTCTTGCCATATTAACAATCCCACTTCTTTAATGCCAACGCTTTACGTGTTGGTCTTCCCTTAGAATCTTTCATAGGTCCTGGATTTCCTTCCATACGAGCACAAAATGATTTTCTTCTTGCTGCATCTTTTGGTGACTTAGCTGCCTGCTTAGCAGATACTGGTGGTTTAAGGTTCATGCCTTGTTTCTTTGCTGATGCGCGACCTTTAGCATTCAATCCACCTGTAGGACTCTTGCCTTCTTTTCTTTGCCAAGCTGGAGTTTTAGCCATTACTTCTTTTTCCTTGCAGCTTTCATATTATCAATTAGATTTGGGTAAGGTCTACCTGCTGCTTTAGCAGAAGCTTTAGCTGAAGCTTTTTGTGCAGCTGTAAGTTTCTTTGGTGCACCTAAAGATTTTGGACGTGCC